CACAATTACGACAGAACTCTGCCTCCAAGCGTAATTAAGCAATTTCCCCACATCTTTAGTAGTCACGCAGAAAACCAAAATAAGTGTATAATATATCGTGTTACGACAAAGGATGTTATTAGTGAGATTATCTTGGTGAAGGAAATTGAAGCGCCTCCGTTATCAGGTCTTGAACAAATAAGTAACAAGAATAAGTTACAAGAGACCGGCATCGAGCTTTGGTGTGATTTTATTACTCATTTAGAGGACAAACTTAGTAAATAGAATGATGAATATGGGGATGTTCACGAATATCTTGAAAATATCTAAACGAAGGAGAGGTACAATGAGCTTAGTTGAAGATACCCCCGCGGGAGAAGAATTGACAACTTTTGAAAGTTTAACATTTAGCGAGCGACAACGTATGGTATCCGTCATTGTTAGTAAGGCTGGATACTCCACGCTGCAGATCTTCGACGGCGAGACCCGCCATTATCAGCATCGGTATGCTTCTCCAGAGGAGCTTGCCAAGGATGTCATAAAGTGGGTTGAGGAGGCGCTGTATGATTCAAGACGAAATCAGCTCATTACAGGAGAAGTTTCATCGCCAACGCTTGACGACAATTACCAAGTTTACACATTTTCTGATCTCGCAAATCCGAATGTGAAAACTTGGAACGGTGTTGGAGAAGCGGTACGAAAAGCTCTGGAAGATCGGAAGAAATTAAATATAAAGATGGCGGTGGATGTATCTCCTGAAATTGTGCGAGAATTAGAGGTAACAGTCTCGAAAGGCGAAGAAGGATTGATTTTAACCATGACCAGAAACACTGGAACTGTTGAAGGGCGCATTGTATTCAGTAAGCGCGGTTCTGTTAATCTTACTTGGGTACATCGCCTTGGAGGAACCCTTCGGCTTCCTGATCCACAATACTTGTTTCTTAATCTCTTTGCTTGGGATGCGAACGAGCGAGAACGCAACAAGATCAGAGAAACGATAGAGAGGATGTATGAGGATATTCTATATTTGTACGATCACAGATATGGAGATGTTGTCCATGTTTAAGAAGAGACGGAAAAATAGGTCCGAAGTTAGATTTGGGGCAATAGGCATGGTCGAGGATTTAGCTTCTGTTACTCTTTATAAGGGGGATGAACTTATTGCTACGATCGATCTTCATCGAGACGGAACTGTTATTACTTATGTAAAAGTTAAAGACTCCATGAGATTCACCGAATCCAAAGATTTCTTTAAATATCTCAAAAAGTATTTGTAATATTAATTTTGGAGGTGCTGATGAGAATAGCAATTTCAGGGCCGCAATCAACAGGGAAAACAACCCTTATACAAGAGTTAAGAAAGCGTGTTCTTTATGCTGAGCTCGCGCCGGAAGTTGCTCGTGCAGTACGAGCATTTGCTCCGATTAATGAAAAGGGAAATAACATCACACAATTGATGATCTTGGCTCGTCATTTTATGAATTTAACTCTGGACAAGGCGCCGATTATTCTGTATGATCGCTGCCTGCTCGATGGCATGGTTTATACGAGTTATTTACACGATCGTCACAAGGTTAGTGACAGTGTTTATCGTTTCTGTTATACAGCGTTTACCCATTTTATTTCAGAGTACGACATTATTTTTGTTACGACGCCTCTTGATGTATTAGAAGATGATGGCGTGCGCTCGACGAGCAAGCGCTTTCAACAGGCAATCGCGCAGAAGTTTGACGAGTTTTCGAAACTCGCTCGCTCCAAGACAAAGGTGATCCAACTTCCCAAAGATCATAAGGAGAGAGTAGAGTTAATTGAGGGAGCAATAAAATCCTTTGCGCAACAGCGCGGTTAGTAAGTGTATAATAGAACATAAGGCGATGCAAACTAAAAATAAAGGAGGTAAACAATGCCTATAGTAACATTCACAGAACCCCAGAATACAGTGATACCTGCGGGTACTTATTTTGTACAATTAGTGGGCTGCAAAGAGCTCGCAAACAAGAAGGACGGAACTATCTTTCTTTCTTGGGAATTCGAAGTACTAGAAGGTGAGCATGCCGGTGAGCATTTTTCAATCCCAACTAGCACAGTCTTTTCCCCGAAAAGTAAGAGTTATGCCCTTTTGTCCGCGACGGGTAAACTTCCTAATTTATCCGTCAATACTTCGATCGACACAGATGATTTCATTGGTTCTCAGCTTTATGTTACCGTTTTTGTAAAAGATAATCAAAATGGTGGACAAAACAATGATGCTGAGATGACAGGATTTATGTCGGTTGAACGAGCGCATCAACTTGCGCAGAGCATAGTAAAGCCCCGCGCTACAAACACGGCTCAGCCAGCTGCTCAACCGTCGCGACCTGTTAATCAGCCGACAGCAAGGCCTACAGTTGTGCCGCCGCCTATACCAAAGAAGACAGCGGCTGCTGTATCACAAGCGCAGTCTCAACAGTCACAGGCGCCCGCGAAGGCACAGCCTGCTGCGCAGTCCTCAGCTGCAAAGATACAGCCCCAGGCGCAAACATTATTTCCGGATGAAGAGCTATGAGTCGATTAACCGCGGTACTTAGCGTTCTCCCGAAGCGACTTTTCAACTACCCACAAAATTTGGAGTCTCTTTTTAACAAACTGAACAACAAGATCGCTTCTTCGATGCGGGAAGAAGGGAAAGCCGCCAATATTCTTGACATTGAGCGTAACACCGCGTTTTTCAATCCCTCATTTGCGAGCATACGAGCAATTGCGGTTAATTTGTTTGTTGACGATCAGGAAGGGGATACATTCTATTTAGATGCGTGTGATGAAGACGAAGCGTTAGGTTTAAACCAGTTTAATGAGCTCACGCAAAGTGCGCGACAATTTGTTACATTTAACGGGTTTAACTTTGACATCCCATTTTTAAGGGTGCGACTTGCTCTTCACTCGATACGACCTTTAAATCCTACGTTTCCCCTTCTCACTGCTCGTTACAGATCTGTACCTCATTATGACATATTTCAGATGTACGGTGATTGGGGACGATACATGCCTTCGCTGGAGATTCTCGATGCGGTCTTTAATCAGAACCGGCTCACACCCTGGATTAATAAAGAGTATTGGGAGATACCAGACCAGGAGCTGCAAGAGTACGCTCTTGCGAGGTTAGCTACGATTAAAGCAGTCTATTTAACCATGTCAAAAGTATTGGTGTAAGAATGAAAGCGGGCAGAGGAAAAGAGAAAGGGTCTTCTTACGAGCGTTTTATTTCCTCCGTTCTTGATACATGGTGGGAAGTAGAACCAAAAACCTTTTGGCGCAGTGTAAACTCTGGTGGTGTTTGGGATGCAGGAGATAATATTGCACGAAAAGCCGGAGCAGAGGATTTTCCATTTGTAACAGAATGTAAGCATTACAAAGATATGGATCTGCTCGAACTGCTCTATGCACGAGGTCAGGCCTTGTTTATGCGCTGGTGGGAACAAGCCTATCGAGCAGCTAGTAAGGTAAAGAAGGTTCCTATTCTCTTTTTCCGCCTGAACTACAAAAGCGATTTTGTAGTGTTACCCTATGTTGATCAGTTCAAGTCACTTCTTGAAGACAATCGTAAATCATGCATCATAGTCCATGCTCCATCTTCAAATGCGATTGTAAAGGAAGCTGCAAAGAGGAGCTCCACGTCAGAAATTTTTCCTGTTGATGTAATTATTTTTCGACTTTCCAGTTTTCTCCTTTGGTATCCGAAGGAGAAAATTCTCGAAGTCTTCAAAGAAGACCATTAATCACAGAGGAGTATTTATATCGATGCTCAAGTATTTTTTAATATTTCTATTAGTACTATGGTTGTATTTTCGTTATGTGCGCATCATAGTCACTTTTCAGCTTCTTTCACCGAAAGCGAAAAAACCGACAAGAGCTTATCATCGCGCCGCTTGCTATGATTTTTATAGCATCGAACCTGTCGTCATACCTGCTGGACAGTGGCGAGAGATAAGGACAGGAGTAGCCTATGCAGCTTGGCCACATATTCATATTTTTGGGCTCACGTTTACTCCGTTCGGCAATGTCGCTTCGGAGATTTTAACACGATCGAGCTTTGCGTTAAAGGGTTTACGTGCCCATCTCGGTGAAATTGATAATGATTATCGAGGAGAAATAACGGTAATCATGCACAATCACCGCACCGACCACGCTATTACTATTCCTGCAGGAAAGAAAGTAGCACAGATTAAATTTTATCGTGTTGCTCCCGTAAGTTTATTTGAGACAAAGAAGTTAAGTCGTAGCCAAAGAGGTACAAACGGATTTGGGAGTTCGGGAGAGTAGCTCATGGCTCAGATTTTAGCGAGTCTTCACCTACAAAATTTCCAGTCACACTCAAACAGCCGCATAGAATTCAGTCCAAGAGTAACTGCAATAACTGGACATAATAACAATGGGAAATCCGCCGTAGTGCGCGCTCTTAAGAAAGTTATAAGAGATACACCAGATGGTAGCACTTTTGTGAGAGATGGTGCCGATTTAGCTCGAATAACCGCTGTTTTTGTTGATGGTGCATCCTCTGAACGATTTGAGATAATAAGAGAGGTGCCAAGCAGTACAAGTAAAGAAGAAAATAAGTATATAATTATCGATCCCCAACAAGATGTTCAAGAATTTGTCAAATTTTCTCGTTCTGGCATTCCCGCAGAGGTGATAAGTAAGATGGGTTTCGATGTACCTGTAGAAATTGCTGGGGAAATGATTGATCTCAATATACAGATGCAGCTAGACGAGCTATTTTTAGTTCAAGGTACAGGCTTACCATCATTTCGTGGGAAGGTAATAAGCAAGATTACCGAGATTGATGTTGTTAATAACGCGATACAGGAAATTTCGTTGGAGCAAAAGAGGCTGAGCTCGAGCTGTAAGAGCTACCAACAGCAGTTGGATGAGCTTGCTCCTGAACTCAAGAAATACGAGCACTTCGCCGAGATTACTCGTGTTCACAGTGTTATTTCAGGTTTTGTAGCTCAATTAGGGGACGAGGTTGAGTTATACGAGGCGATCTCGTCTCATTTGCCAAAGATTACTGCGCTGGTTGAAAAGGCAACAAAATTAAACGAGGCATATAGGCAACTCCGTGATGTCGATCCCCTTGAGAGAAGGATCGAACAGGTAGAGAGTGATGTACAATTGCTGCAGGAACACCTATTACCACTATTTCGCATGCAGAAGCGGCTTGAAGAGTTGGAAAACGTCGAGTTCTCGCTGCCTTCTCTGGAAGATCTCGATAAGGAGGTAGATGCTTTGCTCCAGCTCGAGCAGTTAAACGAGATTTATCAAAGAGATCGAGCCAGATTGCAAGAGTTACAGCAAGCAGAGTTCAATCTTCCTGTAATTACAATCGATGACTCTGTTAACCTCCTCGTGCAGTTAAAGAATCTTTCTGAAACAATAAAAGATTTGAGCAACAAGCAGCAGATGATGGAAACGAGTATTGAAATTGCACAAAAGGAATTGTCAGGCTCGCAGCAAGAACTCGAAATGTTTGAAAAACAATTAGGTGTATGTCCTGTATGCAGAAGGGCATTTTAGCTGAGGTATTAAAGTGATAAAGTTTGGATTTTTTACAGACCCACACGTAAGAGCTGATACACCAGAAGGCCGCACTGACGACTTTCGAGTTGCGATTCTCCAGAAGTTGGAGGAGTGTACTGATATTTGGCAAAGAAACTCAGTTGATTATGTTTTATGTGGTGGCGATTGGTTTCATACTCCTGATCCCCCCAACAGCATAAAATGTGATGTGATTGATATTCTTAAGCGCTGGAATAAACCTGTGATTGGTACTATAGGAAGTCACGATTACTACGGCTACCAAATACGCTCCTTAAAAAGAACTGCGGTGGGGGTGTTGTATAAGGCGGATGTTGTCCAGTTAGTAGGTACAGGCGGATCCAAAGATATTTTACCACCTTACGTTGATTTGGAGTCTTCGTTGGGCAAGGTAAGAATTGTCGGGACAAACCATACTTATTGGCTGGACAAGTCCCCTGCAAACTATTACGCATTAAAAGATTCTTCGATAAGTTATCAAATTCAGCTCGTGCATGGAAATCTTTTACCGTTTGAGAGTATGCCATTCCCTTTTACGAAAATAGAAGATGTTAACACGGCGAGCGACCTGGTTTTAATAGGGCATTATCATCCAGGTTGGCAAAATATTATCAAACAGCTCAATACACTTTATATCAATCCTGGATCTCTTGGTCGTGTTGAAAATACTAGCGTATACCGCATTCCTCGTGTGTGTATAATATCATTAGATAACTCAGGTTCAGAAATAGTGAGCAAAGTGGAATTTGTAGAGTTAACCCATTGTGAAAAACATCCATTTAAACCGAAACAAGAGAAGGAAGTTGAACAAGTTCAGGATCTGGAGAAGTTGATGAACTTATTCATTAGTACAGACGTAAAAGCTGTAGATATAAAAGAACAGCTCAATCGACTCGCTGACGAGTTTAAGTATTCGAGAGAAGTTGTTGAGACAGCTTTTTCATACATAGAAAAACAAAGGAGCTAATAGATGGTAAAGGTAAAGGTCACATACAAGAGCAGCGTGAACCAGCCAAGTTTCTCGGAGGAGATCGATGCTACTTATTTTACACTCAATGCAGGCGTAGCGGAAATCTGGGTTGAACAAGCACAGACGACACACATTATCTACATACCGCCTGGAGAGTACACACGACTCGATGTCGTTTCTGAGAGACGGGAATCCCCGAAGCAAAACAACAATCATGATAAGCGGAATTTTAGACATAGTAAAGAAAGGTGGCACTAACAATGTGGATTATATCAAAGCAATTCGATTTTGAGTACGGTCACAGGGTTTGGACACAAACTCTTAATGAAGAGTATAGCTGTGACGGCGCCTGTACGTGCAGGGGGCTGCATGGGCACAGCGGTCGGGTTATAGTAAGCCTATACTCTGATACGTTGCAAAATAACATGGTTACTGACTTCAAGCATTTGAACTGGTTTAAGAAGTTCCTCGATGATAACCTCGACCACAAATTTTTAATTGATGAACATGATCCAGCACTGCCACTGCTGTTATCATGGATGCAAACCGATATTAAGCTCAGTGAGCCTGATCCCCTAAGTTCGATAAGAACCGTTGTGTATACTTCTCCACAATTGCCCTCTCTTTTTGCCGCAGAGGTTTTGAATAGTTTTGCCGTTCTACCTTTTTGCCCAACCTCCGAGAATTTAACCAAATGGTTCTTTGAGATTGTCGACAGTAAGATGTCAAAATTGGGAGTAACAGTACAGGGCGTACAGTTGTTCGAAACGGCGAAGTCGCAGGCTAATTACATTGCAGTCCCAAAAGTGCTTCGGCCATTTAATTATTTAACAAATGAAAAGGAGGAGAAATGATACAGAAGACGGTATCAGTAGATGTCAATTCAGACAAGGCGGCGAGGCTTGCTTCGTTGCACCAACGTGTTGATATGCTGAAAGAGAAGCTGATTGGTATTCAGAAAGAAAGAGCGCTTCTTAAACAGCAATACCAAGCCGAACTTGAAGAGATCAAGAAATACGGAGTTGACGAAACCAATATAGAGGAGAAGATTCAACAGCTGGAGCTGCAGATTGAGCAGGAATTGCAAGAATTGGAACAAGAGGTAACGAGACTTGAACATCAGGCAAGCGCTTTCTGACCTAAATGCTCGCCTAGACGATCTAACGATTCGGTTAGCTCGGCATAGCGGCATTCAGCAATCTCTCGAGCTGCGCCAAGAACGACTGGAGGACAGCATTAACGAGGCGCAAGCGAGGATTGAATTGCTCGATCGCACTTCCGAGCTTCTGAAGCTGTTGATAAGAGGAAACGAGGCGAGTTTACGTTCTTATATCGAACCAGTTGTAACCGAAGCCTTGCAATTCGTTTTCGAACAACCCCTCTATTTCCATCTCGTGATTGCAGAGAAACGAAATCAAATAGAAGTGGAATTTCTCGTGTTGCGTAACGATGAAGAAGAGCAACAGTATCAGGAGTTTATTCTGCACCCGAACGATTACAAGGACCAGTTCGAAGATCTTGTAAGGTCGACAAAGAATTTAAACTATAACTATGGAGGCGCGATTAATCAAGTATTGAGTTTGATACTGCGGCTTGTAATTGTTGAATTGCTGCACATAAAGGGACCAATAGTACTAGATGAGCCTTCAGGGTTTGTTCATGAAACGTATAACAGTAAGCTCGGTAAATTGATCTCGTCACTTAGCGAAAGATTTAATCGTCAGTATATAATCATAACACACTCTTCTGCACTTGCAAGCGCGAGTGAGAAGCAATATAACGTCTCGTTAGTAGACGGTGTTTCAAAAATACAGGAGATAGACAATGAGTAGAAAGCGACAGCCAAGAATAGGAGCGATAGCCTTCGATGAAAATGGTTATCTCGGCTTAATTACACAAGAAGCTGAAACGTTTACACAAGCTGGTGGTGGGCAACACACTGTATGGAGAGGTATACACTTAGAAAACCATATGGAAGTTGACCATGGTACCTTTAAGTCGTCTATTTTTATAGGAACGACTTGGGAAAGTAGTTCACCTTTAGTGGTTGGTTATACATCTGACTATAAATTTCCAAATAAGCAAGAATAAAGGGGAAGATATGCAACTAAATGCAATAGCTTATAATGTAAAGACAAATGAAATTTCTATACGGTATGTTGACGATGCGGGAAAAAAGAAATCGCTAACTACTGATGAAGATTGCGTCGAAAATGTATCGCCTTTTGAAGCCATGCAGCAATTCATGGCCATTCTTGGCCCTCGCTGTGATATAGCTCCGAGCGTGACATTGATGATTGTGAAGATCACTGTTAGCAAAAAGAAAATCTCTGTAAAGGCTGCAGCTCAGAGTAGCAGTAACTCAGATACCGTTCCTTATATTATTCAAGCAACATTTTCTATAGAGAGTTGCGCTGATAAGTTTAAAAATCTACTTGCTACCGTCATAAATTATTTACCAAAAGCAAGTTAGCCCTAATAGCTTAACATAGCATAGCTCGCCTCCAAGCCGTGCAGCAGTCGCCAAGGGCCGCTGCACGGTATTATTTTTGTTCTAGCAATTGCTCGAGAGTTTTTGGCGTATAATCAAGTTTTTCACAACAGATATTGATAGCTTTTGGCAGCACAGTGAGCACTTCACTATCTCTTGTATGTACGTGACCAAACAGAAAAACTTCACATTCACTATAGAGGGTTTTTACTGTTTCGTTTCGTTCTATATAAGGGTAATGAAATACCAACACTTTTCCGTCGTAGTAGTAGTCGACTACTTCGTTGAAGCCAATCTCCAGCATACTCTTTTTCGATCTGTCATGATTTCCATGAACAAGAATTTTATATCCGTTAAGCCGATGGCAGATGCTAGTGGCGATATCCTTTTTGCAAAGCGCAAAATCTCCTCCGTGTATTACTACATCGTCTGATGAGACGACCGAATTCCACCTTTGTATTAAATACTCGTCCATTTGCTCAAGACTGGCAAATGGACGGTGTTCATATCGGATGATATTTTTATGTCCAAAGTGTGTATCACTGAGGAAGAAGGTTTTCATGCCATGTGTTAAATTGTAGTTGTTCCTTATATCGCAGGTAGATGTAAATACCCATGTCTTTCCCGCAGTAGAATTTACGTTCTACAACAGCGAAGTCTATTGGAATATTTACTCTTTGTGACTCCCAATTATGTAACCACGGCGCAGGGACAACGAGAGGCTGTGTTTTTCCGTCACATCTAACCGCCACATACTCACTCTTCGAACCTCCCGCCCAGTTGAGATTATGAAGAATGACATGATCGGTTTCAATCAATCTTATTCTTCTTCCTGTGTAATCTGGAAATGTAAGCTCAAGAACTCGCTTTGCTTGTTTACGCGTTAGTTTAATCTCTTGCTCTGACATTTTAACCTCTGCCTTTTTCTCGATTAAATTCGGTTATCCAGGCCAGGACAGGATCATCCTCAACTACAAGGAATACTCTTTCCTCATATTCTTCTCCTTTCGGAGTCAGCATGTAGTATTTCTTGATTTCTATAGAGACTCGATCAACGCCCAACCAGTCTTCGAGCCAGGGAGCTTCGTACCGTTCAAGGTTGCGAACGGAAGATAAAGTATCATTACTTGCTACCGAGTCCTCGTAGAGCCTTATTAGCTCTGCTCGGTCTATAACAAAATGATGGGTAAATTTCATTTAATCTACACCTCCTTCCGGAACAGGGTGCTGTAAGAGCCACCATCCCTCATCGAGCTGCACCGGCTCGAGTGGATGATCAGGACTTGTGATCAGCCCTTGGTAATGTGGATCTTTGATATAGACCAAGCGCTGATTATCAAGCGCGACTACCTTCTCCGCAAAGACTGCGTGGTTGTACAAAGTGACGGGCCTATTAGGGCGACGGACAAGATGTTCAAATTTTTCTGGTAGCCTCCAGCTCCAATAGTCCTCCTCTTCTTTAAATTTGGAGATATGTTTAACCTCCAAATGACCCTGATAGAGAGGTTTGGCATCAGACTCCATGTAAAGACTGTCAAACAAGACCCTCCTATCCTCACGAAACGTACAGTCCTCCGCTCTTGCGGCCATGACAAAAGCCGGGCTATCCACGAGTGTTCCTCCCCATATCACCCAATATGGGCGGATGTCTTCATTAACTGCTCCCAATCGCTCACCCGACCACGATTGGGGGTCCTCAACGAAACGTATGTTGGGATGATTCGGCTTTTCGTGGTAGCCAAGAGTATAAATTTCCACGTCCTCTAGGAGGACGTCAAGGTAAGGCTGGAAAGGAGCTGCATTCATCAGCTCTCGAAGAGGCCGCGAGGCGAGCCAGCTATAATTATTGCCGGCTCTTGTTGACTCGAGCCTCCCAAACAGTCTAGCTCTGTCCAACTTGAAAAATCCAGGGATCGGTGGAATAAAGACTTCTTTCTCACCATCCGACGTGATTTGATGAATTTTAATCATTTTATTACCTCCTTTTTTGTTAAGTTTTCTTTTTTCCACTGCTCGAACTTTTCGTCTGTGAATCCGACGGCGCTACGGCCGACATATTCCCCGCTTACATACCACTCTAGATTACCATTCCAACTCTCAACTGCGGGGCCGTCCAATCTATGCAATTTACCTTCTACCCACCATTCTTTAGTGCCGTTTGCGTATTCAACGGCTGGTCCATTGAGACGATGCCTTTTGTCGTTTACCCACCACTCCCGGCGATCGAGCACATCAAAATATTCTGGTCCATCGATTCCGTATAGATTATCCGCTTTATACCATACAGCTGTATTATGGATAATCTCAATTGCTGGTCCGTCTTCTTGGTGCAGCTCTCCGTTTTCATTAAAGTGCCTTGTGATGATACGGGTCTCTCTTACAGTAACGATTCGGTTGTTGTCTACTTCCATTTTTACCTCCTTTATTTTATCTTATTACATATATAATATAATACATTTATCTTCAAAAGGCAACCCCTATTTGTGGGTTGTGGATTCTTTTGTATAATACTATATTATGAATGATTCTATGAACCCATTGTTATTTATTGTAATTTTTCTTGTTTTTGTAGGCTGGATAGCTACACACCCGCCTATATCATTGCCTGCATATTCTGAACAAAAAGGAGATTTACATACTCTTACTGATAGTATTCAGGCCGTGAAGACGTTATATGAAAGTAATAAAGATATATATTCATTGTTGCATTACGAAACGTTATTACGTACTCTTGATTCTGTCGTAACATATCGCATCGATAGCTTGAATACAGCCCCTTTCACTGACGCATATATGTCTTTTGCGAAGCAACTCGCAAAACAGGACTCCCTCGACTGGAGTATTCTTTATGCTATTTGGTGGAAAGAGAGTGCTCTTTACCCACATGCAAAGGGAGACGGATCCAAGGGCGTATTTAGAGCCTTCGGAGCCGGACAAGCTCATCTCTCAACAGCGCGATTATATTACAATCCGACCGTAACTGAGCAGCAACTCCTTGATCCTATAATAGGAGCGCAGGCTAGCGCTGCTATTTTAAAAGCTTGTTTGCAAAAGACTGGAAATTATAAGTATGCAATTTCAGCCTATCAACAAGGTATTACAGCAGCTCTTCGAGACCAAAGAGAACACAGATTATCAAATCCAGAATATGTATTAGAAGTACTGGATTTCGCTCTGAATTTAAAACTCAGGCAAAAATAAGTGGTTGATTTTTTTGAATAGATTTATTATATTATATATGTGATAAGAAGAAAAGAGGCAATTTTGTGAGCCGAAAGCTTTTGTATTTTATTTATTGTATGATATACATAAAACATAATGGAGGCGTAATATGAGATCGTACTGTACTGAATGTGGGACGAGTTTTACAGGAGAGGTTTGCCCTGTCAATGCTAGTCATTTTACGATGCCAATTCTTGAACCTTCACAAGAACCAGCGTCTTTTATTCCAGCGAAGAAGGCAGAAGAAGGACGTATCTATTCACTCTACCAGAGTAACGACTATTCTAGCTTGTATCTCATTGTGAAAAAAGACATTGTAGATGATGAGGTATTATCTGTCATAGCTCGGAGGCTCCAAGATGCGAGCTGGCAAACAGTATCTATTTCCCCCTATACTCAGTTCGACAAAGATCCCGTCACTGACGAGATAGTCGAACAAAGGAAGAAAGCATGGATGCCTGCACAAAAGCCTGTCCGCGGGGTCGGGGAAGAGGAGCAGGATATTGCACCTGCGAAGGTTAAGAGAGGCGCAAGGACAGAGATATATCGTATGCTTGATGAGGGAGCCACTGAAGAGATGATTCGATCAGCTTTTCCCTCAATTCAACCCGCTACACTTAGAACCTACTTATATGTTTACAATCGTGCCCACAACAGATCAGAGGGAGCGAGCGGTCGGGAGTTTGGAAAGCCACAGCCTGGAATGAGAACCGAAATATATCGTATGCTCGATGAGGGAGCTACTGAAGAGATGATTCGATCAGCTTTTCCAAAGGCACATCCAGGAACGATCAAGTCCTATATATATGCTTATAACCGCGCTCATGGTATTACGTCAACAAAGGCTAAGAGAGGCGCAAGGACAGAGATATATCGTATGCTTGATGAAGGTGCTACTGAAGAGATGATTCGATCAGCTTTTCCGGCGATCCAGCCAGCAACACTTAGGTCTTATTTATATGCCTATAAACACTCACACAACAATAAACTAAATTAAAAGGAGGTCTATTATGCAAGAACAGCAGTCAGTCAATACGGCCAAGCGTGGAATGCGCGCCGAGGTATATCGTATGCTCGATAGCGGAGCCACTGAAGAAACGATTCGATCAGCTTTTCCATCTGCGAATCCTGTAACTCTCAGGTCTTACTTGTATGCGTACAATCACTCTCACGGCATCGTAAAAGCACGTCAAGGAATGCGGGCTCAGGTATACCGCATGCTTGACGGTGGAGCAACTGAAGAAGAGGTTCGTGCTGCTTTTCCGTCCGCGAATCCCGTAACACTTAGGTCTTATTTATACGCATATAAACACCGCGTTGGCAAACCAGATGCACAGTAATTAATAGTATAATATTATTTTCTTTAAATCCAAAACAAGCGGAGGTATATATTGGCTAATCAACAAGCATTACTGTCAAAGATTGATTCTCTCGCTGAAAAAGCCTGTACACTTATGCAAGAGGATGAAAAGGAAGAATTCTTTCGCAGCATCGAACAGAGCCGGTTCCGGTTTAAAGTACGATTGCTGCGAACTTATTACAAAGGCCCGCGAAAGGGACAACCTCGGGAACTTTACAAGGTTGATGGTGTCATCTTCAATCAGTTATGGGAATTGTTGCAACCCTACGCGGCAAAGTCTGCTTATCACAGTCACTACGGCAGACCAGACAGTGCAGCCGATATAGAGGACGACATTGCAGAGATTCGCTACTCGGTCTTCAGCATTCTACAGAAGTACGGACCGACACCTAATAACCAGAAGTTTTCACAGTTCTTCAAACGACTGGTTATTGAGATCTTACGAAACAGTGCCAATCGCGATGGGAGGTCAAATAAGAATAAGAGGAAGCAGGAAGTGCACAATCCCATTTCACTTGATCGCACTACTGATGAAGATGGAAATCCTCTCCTCAACACAATCCCAGTGGAAGAAAATGAATACCCTGAGTTTTGGTGCTCCCTTCCTGAGCAGCTAATTCCCGCAGTTAGATTAATTGTGACAGGAAGTTTGACACTGAAGGAAGCCGCCGATGAGTTACGGATTCCCGTCGTGGAGCTGAGAAGTCAGTTAAAGTCTGTAATAGCCAACATTGCGTAGAAAGGAATGCAAGAAACATTATGAAAAAGAGCATTTGTTTATTAAGCGGTGGATTGGATTCAAGTACCACACTTTTTGTTGCTAAATCAGAAGGTTACGATCTCTATACCTTGTCCTTTCTATATGGTCAGAAGCATAAGAGAGAGCTTTCCTGCGCGGAAGAGCTCTCTCTTATTGTCGGTGCGAAGATGCACAGGGTTGTCACATTACCAACTCCAACTGGCACCTCGTTGACTGGTAAAGCAGTACTCCCCACCGACAGAACTCTTGAAGAGATGTCAGTGGAGATTCCTACCACATACGTACCTGCTCGGAATACACTTTTTATAGCCTATGCTCTTCAGTTCGCAGAGGAGGTAGACGCTGATGCCATTTTCATCGGGGCTACAGCGCAGGATTTTAGTGGCTACCCTGATGATAGGCCTGAATACATAGAGGCTTGGCAGAAGCTGATAAATCTTGCTACAAAGAAGACGGTAAGTGGTGGGACAATTGAACTCAAGGCGCCGTTACTACATCTGTATAAAGCAGAAATTGTCGAATGGGGTCTCGAATTAGGAGTTCCCTATGAAAAAACGTGGTCATGCTATGCTGGGGGGAGCAAGCCTTGTCTCGAGTGTGATAGTTGCCAGCTGCGTATTAAAGGTTTCAAAGAAGCAGGACAACGAGACCCGCTAGTTGATGAAATAACCTGGGATCGGTTGCAAAAGATCGATAATAGGTATAGGTTGGTCTAATGTGCGGTATAACAGGTATACTGGTCGGAGGTGACGGTGCAGAAGCGAGAGCCATCTTTAAGCAACTACTGATTGCTTCAGAAATACGTGGACAAGATGGCACCGGAATTACGATCGGTCAAGTTGATTACGATGAACTCAAAACGCAAGTTCAAGTTGATCGTAATCAACTTGTAACTTTTCGATCTCCTCTAAAAGCCTCACAAGCTGATCTTGATACTTACCTTAAGTATATTGGGCATGCTTCGATGGCCATTGCTCAGAATAGACTTGCAATCTTTGGATTGGGGCATGAGAATGATCAACCTCTCGTAAACGATAAAGCTAATGTTGCTATTGTGCATAACGGCAACCTAATAGCGTATGAAGAGAGGTTTAAGTACTGGAAACTGCCTCGAAAACTGCAAGTGGATTCTGAGTTAATTCTTCGTATTATCGAGATATTTGGGATTGAACTAGCTGAGGATTATCTCAATGCTCTTGATGGCGACATGGCTATTTTAGCACTTGCTGATAATGAACAACATGAGTCAGCAATTTACGCATACCGACGCTATAAGCCCCTCTTTACTGTTGTCGTAAATCGTAACCGATATTTCTTCTCAACTGAAAGAATAGGAAGAAAAGTCTTTTCAGCCGGAATAGAATTTCACAAAATAGAAGCCAATCGGCTTCACAAGTATACCATATAGAGCATAAGTGAAAGAATATCTACCTTCTCATCACCAGGACAACTGTCAAGCTTGTCCTTTAGCACAGCTTGGGAGAACACAGGTTGTGCATTCCGTATTACCGAAAGATGCAGAGGTTCTTCTTATAGGAGAAGCTCCAGGCGAGCAAGAAGATAAACAAGGAAGGCCGTTTGTTGGTCCTGCAGGCGATGAACTAACCTCCGCTTTACTGTCTGCGGGGTTCACAAGAGACGCAGTTGCTGTAGTGAATGTTTGTAGTTGTCGCCCGCCGGCAAATCGCGCGCCTACGCGAGAGGAGGCGAAGGCCTGCTTTGAGTTTCTTGATAAAGAAATACAAGAACTGAAGCCAAAGGTTATCGTTACACTGGGTACAACCGCATTAGCAAGTTTGATTCCTGGCGCAAGAGGCATTACGCAGATGCGCGGTCGATGGTTTGAGAGTGAGAGATATAATTGTTTAATTCTCCCTACTTACCACCCAGCTTATGTTCTCCCCATGCGCCATCCCGAAGCAAAATCGTTATTGATCGGGGATCTAAAGAAAGTAAAAGACTATTTAGATGGTAAGATAACAGTAAATGCGCGGCCAGAGTTTACACAGTACCAGATAAAGACGGAGAGACAATTAGATTGGCTTGTTGATGTTTTGAATAACGTTGATGTTTTCTCCTGTGATACAGAGACGACGAGTCTTAACCACCTCCTCGCCAAAATTTTTATCATTTCCTTCTCTTGGGCGGATGCAGTCGGTGCGTTTATTGATACGCGCTATATTAATTTCCCTGAGTCGGTATTATGGGAGAAACTGAAACTAATATTGGGAAATCCAGCGAAGAAAATTTTTCAAAATGGGAGTTTCGATATTAAGGTCTTTATGCGCTACGGCATTAAGGTGCGTAATTACTATTGTGATACATTATTAATGCACCATCTCTTGCAAGAAAATAGCAATCACGGACTGGATATTCTTGCTATGGAGTATACAAATTATGCTGGGTACTCCATTCCATTGGATCAGTATGTGACACAGCATAAACATGACGACGACTTTGACTACTCGCAGATACCGATTGAATTGCTTCATCCCTATGCTGTTCTTGATGCAATTGTGACACTCGCTTCTTACAACGCAATGCTCCCGTTGATTTACGAAGAGCATCTAGATGAGTTGCTCTTTACTCGTGTGATGCCCGCACAGAAATTATTGATGCAGGTTGAGTATTATGGGGTAACCATTGACAGAGAGTATTTAACTCAGTTGCAGCAGCGCTACGAAAAGGATTTGAAGCACAAGATGGATCTTATTATGCGCGTTCCCGAAGTTATGAACTACAAGAACAGCAAGGAGATTGCTATAAGAAGAGAGCTTGAACGAACGTATGCGCAACGTTTTGTTAAATCAGCAAAGTTTCAGCGCGATTTCCCGACCTTTCAAAGTTATTTTGATTCATTACCAGAACACAAGAAGACGTTCGTTTTTAATCCTCAGTCTCCTACTCAGCTAAGAGAACTGCTCATCGATCGAATGCACTTACCTGTATTGAAATCGAAAACTAGCTCAAAGGGAGAAAATCCCAGTCTTGACAAATCCGTCTTAGAGGAGTACGCAAAGACAAACAAGTTTTGCTCATTATTAGCTGAACACCGGAGCTTAGCAGGTTTGAAGGCTAAGTTTGTCGACGGGATGCTTGAGGCAAGCGCTATTGATGGCAAGGCTCACACGGAGTACTTACTCTTTGGTACAGTAACGGGGCGTCCGTCAAGCCGCAATCCAAATCTTAATAACATACCAACGACATCTACCTCAGCTGAGATAAAGAATCAGTTCATACCAGACAGTCCCGATGACTGGATTGTTGAAGTTGACGGATCACAAATGGAATTTCGTACCTGGTGTAATTACAGCCAAGATCCTCAAATGTTACACGATCTTGAACAAGGTGTAGATATACATAAGCTTATGGCTGCTGCAGGTAAGGGTGTAAATATTCCGAAGGGGGATTTGTCAGATCAGGTTTATAAAGAGATTGTAAAAGATGTTACAAAAGCACAGCGTCAAGAAGCAAAAGCAATTGTTTTTGGAGTCATGTATGGGCGCAGTTCAAGAAGTGTGGCGGCACAACTCGGCATCAGTGAAGCTGCGGCTCAAAAAGTAGTAGATAAGTTTTTTGGGCGCTATCCTGTAGCAAGAACGTGGATATTGAAGACGCAGGGGTTTGCACGCGTTAATGGGTATGTTGTTAATCTGTTCGGGCGGAGACGCCGGCTGTTGAAGATTAATTCGAAGATACCCGCTGAGCGGGAGGAGGCACTGAGACAAGCGGTTAATAGTCCTATCCAAGGCGGAGCTTCTGATATAGTTCTCGGGGCTGGTATACGTATTTACAGGAGATTTGCAGAAGTGGCGCGTACAGAGGGCCTTCTTACATTCCCTGAAAATCGTTTAATTCTAACGGTTTACGACTCGCTGTGCTATACTCTCCAAGACAAAAGCGCAGATAGGGGAATTGAGATAATATATGAAGAGATGACGCGACAAACAGAGAAAATTACCGTTAAGTTAGATGCATCGATAAAAATCGGAAAGCGTTGGGGTGAAACATTAGAGTTTCCTAAGCCAACACCTAATTGGCGTGAGCTATATTATGAATTCATACAAAAAGGGAGGTCAGTATGAAAAAGGGACTTACTTGGGCAGTGAGAGAGGTTGCAAAAACCGAACCCTGCTCCCAGCATCCTCATCAAATGAGCTGGTGGTTGAAACACGTTCATTTGAAACTCGGCGAACCAGTATTATACAAGCCGGAGAAACATTTATTTAAAGCGCTAGAGCGTTTATCAAAGGATGGTAAACAGCCAGCAGTTGTACGAAGAGTAAAGCGGGGAATTTATAAATCAATCGGTTACAAGCGTCGAAATACAGAAGATTTGTAATATAGTTCAAGAGAAACAGGAAATTAGAAAGGAGTTACAGTGGACAAAATTTTAATCTATAGTAAGGAAGCAAGAGAAAGATTAAAGCAAGGTGTTGATAAAGTTGCTAATATGGTAAAAGTAACGCTCGGTCCAGGAGGACACGTTGTTGTACTCGATCGAGTATTTGGCTATCCTGCGGTAACAAAAGATGGAGTTACTGTTGCAAAAGATGTTGACGTTGGTGATCCAGTTGAACGTTTAGGAGTAAAGCTTGTTCAGCAAGTAGCACAAAAGACCGCTGAAGATGCTGGTGATGGAACAACAACAGCCACACTTCTCACTCAGATGATGCTGAATGAGGGGTTGTTAATGCTCAATAATGAAGTTAATGTGGTAAAGCTTGCAGAGGGGATACAACGCGCTGTAGATGAAGCGATACGTTTTCTTGGGCAAAAGCGAGTTCCTATTGAAACATTAGATCAGATTTCCCAGATCGCTACTATTAGTAGTAACAACGATGCAGAGATAGGAAATTTGATCGCGAAAGCTTACAATGAGGTGGGCAACGATGGAGTGGTAAGCTTAGATAACTCGCGTACTTCCGAGACTACAGTTGAGATTAATTCGGGAATGCAGCTCGATAGAGGCATGGCTTCTATTCACTTTGCCGATACACCAACGTCAATGAAAGCGGAGTTGAAGGATGCTCTCGTTATTTTATATGACGGAAAGCTAAGCGATCAGAGGCGTTTGTTAGATTTCTTCAATCCAATGATGCAACAATATCCTGGTGTACCTGTATTACTCATTGCGGATGAATTTGATACATTCGTTTTGCAGGTGCTGGCCGCGAATAATGTGAAGGGTACAGTTAGAATACTCGCAGTGCAGACTCCAGGCTTTGGTGAGTATCAAGATGAAGTTATGAATGATATCGCAGCAGTTGCAAAAGCTATTCCCTTCTCAGAGAACGCTTTCAGGTCATTTACCTATGAAAATGCGCATTGTTTAGGAAGGGTTGCTAAAGTTACCGCAACAAAGAACGAAACTGTGATAGTTGGTTATTCCGATAATGCGGAAAGAATAACAACACGCGCTCAGGAGATAAAGGAGCAGATTGAAAATGCTCCTACTCAGTATGACAAGCAAAGAATACAGGAAAGACTTGCGAGATTGACCGGTGGTATTGCAGTTATACGAGTCGGAGGTGCTACTGAGGCTGAGCAGAAAGAGAAAAAAGATCGTGTTGAAGATGCTTTGCATGCAACGCGAGTAGCCATTCGCAGCGGCGTGCTTCCTGGCGGCGGTATTTCTTATTACCGAGCCTCCGAAGCAGTATACAGGCTTATGGAGAGAAATCCTGATAAGTATGGCACGGACGTACTTAATGGAATGGGTATTGTTGCACGCGCCTTAAAATCGCCTCTAAAGACGATTTTAAATAATGCTGGATTGAATTATGAGACAGTTGTTGAAAAGCTTAATAGTACAGACTTGGCAGATACAGAAAAATTTTCCTATGGAATAAATGTAAAAACCTTACAATATGGAGATTTGCACAAACTTGGTGTGATTGATCCTTACGAAGTTGTTAAGTCTGTTATAGAAAACGCAGCTTCTGTTGTAAAGTTGCTGCTCATTACGGAAGGCGCAGTTGCAATGACTGAAAAAGACAAGAAAGAGCTGATTCAAGATCCAAAATTACACTAAAATTTGAATAATTTACAAGAAATTACTGAAAATCTCGATAAAATAGTTGTAGCCTATTATTATCGGACTGATATTTTAGCTAAACTCGCACAGTTTTTTGAGCAATCTTTGCAAGAAAATGCGCGTGCGTTGAATTATCTCACTTCTGTACGCGGTTTAAGTCATGAAATTCTTAAAAAATATCGCGTTGGTTACTGTCCCTCAACGGATTTAGTGCTGAAATTTGCACAAGATAACAATATTGGTATTGCAGATCTTGTGTCAACAGGCGAATTACACCTTTTGGAAGACGGAACATACAGAATGAGACAAAGTGGCAGAGTTGTTTTTCCTTATACTGATTTTGAAGGGAGAATTACAGCCTTTTTTGCTCGGAGTTTAGAAGAACACCCCCAGATTAAGTATATAAATAGTCGCAACAGCTTAACCTTTTTTAAGGGTGCAACTTTTTACGGACTATCTCAAGCCTTAGATGCCATTAAACAAGAATGCTGTGCTATTCTTGTAGAAGGAAGTATTGACGCTCTATCGATGGCAAATGCTGCTTTTGCAAATGTGCTCGCTGTTGGTACAGCCGGCTTGACAGAATATCAAGTTCTTTTATTGAAGTTACTTACTAATAAGGTTATTACAATCTTTGATAATGATGCCGCCGGAAGAAAAGCAACCACTGTAACCGCTAATCTTTGCCGAAGTTATGCCTTAGAACACATTTCTATTGATATTTCCCCCCTTGCTGTAAAGGATATTGACGAGGCGTTGCGCAAGTTTGGCGCGCAGCCGATTGCGCAAATATATGCTACTCTTCGATAAGATTTCCACTCCTACATTTTGAATCTTTGCCAGTTTCCATCTAACTATCATAGAAGTAATAAGATAAGAGAGAAAGAACATGAGCCTCAATCAAAGTATACGCAGTTTTTACAGTATTACGAAGAGTATGCAGCAGAAAATTGATGCTGTAAACAGTATGCTCAAGAAGGGAAACGCCCCTATTCGTAAGACCGCCTCAAAAACCGCAGTGAGAGAGATATTGCTGAAGGAAGCTTTAGCAAGCAAACGGTTCAGCAGTATCGGCTATGGTTTGTATAAAGAAGCGGATACGGCTGACGACTACGGGCGAATTTGGGTCAAAAAAGTATTCGAGGATCCAAAGACGGGCAGCAAGGAAGAGTGGCTTGTTGTGTACTCTGACGATAAGGATGACATAATCCGCCAGCTTGCAAGCGAGCAATGGAGGGGATTGCGTAAGCAAGCGGGTTACGATGATGATATACGCAAAAGGTGCCCCTACTGCGAGGTTGAAATGGTCGAGACTCCCGATGGAGAAGATTTAGAGTGTCCGGAATGTGGATATACAAGAAGCAAGCGAGCTTCACTTCAGAGGGCTGCAGGTGTCGTTGAAGAAGAAGTTGAGGTAGAAGTTGAACCTGAGGTTGAACCAGAGGTTGAACCTGACATAGAACCAGAAGTTGAGCCTGATGTTGAACCCGATATAGAACCAAATGAGGAACCAAATGAACGTCCGAGTCCGTTCAGATTTCCTCACATACATCCAGAAGAAGCGCCCAGACCAAAGGCATTTCAGCGTTTAGCGCACATTGTAAGAGAGGATGGAAAGTGGTATGTTTACAACAAGGACAAGTCGAAGAGGCTGAGCAAGGGGTATAAGGATCGAAAGGATGCCGTTAAGAGATTACAACAGATAGAGTATTTTAAACATCGTAAAGCAAGTTTGGAGAAAGAAGCTGTTCATCCTCCAGGAAGAAAGCACGAGGTGGAAGAGTTGAAGAGACTAAATATACCAGAGGGAGAGGCTTTTGCCATCTCCTGGAAACAGTATAATCAGTATGGCGAACCAAAACATCATACTGAATACTACAAGAAACATCACAGAAAGAAAGAAAAGAAGAGCGCGCGCGAGGAGTTGGTTGATTTGCTCATTAAACAAGCTTCTACCGAGGTTATCGATGTTGAAGGAACGAAGACATGGTTTACCGATGGAGAGGTAAGTCGTCTTGATGGACCTGCGATTATACATACTGATGGAAGCAAAGAGTGGTGGGTAGACGGCAACTTTGTTGGCGCTTCTATAAAAGGCTTTACGGACGCAGATTTTGAACAGTGGAAGAAAGCACACTTCGGTAGATCTTCTTCCGCTAAGATGGCGGCTTCTCAAGTAAAGCCGAGTGACATACCTCTTGCTCCTGGAATAAAAGAGAAAGAGATAGAGATGCGAGAGAGTGGCGGTCAGCAAAATGCTACAGTCTCTGTAACTTTTAACGATGCAGAAAAGGGGCTGGATTTCTATTTAAACAATATAGCAGAGGCTCCGAAGCCAGCAGAAGTGCCACCAATGGTTAGCCAGCAGCTAGCGCAAGCTCAGACACCTCCTCCACCACCGCAGCCGCAGCCACAGAAACAACAATCAACGATTCTCACTTCGAGAACGGGGATTCCGGAGGTAATGCTTTATCGCGACTATATTAACGGCATAGTAAGATACAGTTATGTAGATGAGTATGGTGATGAACAATTTGTTCCGATGCCAAAAATAGAGCGAAAAATAGGAAGCCTTATACAGAGGCCAGATAGACATGGAATGATGCGAGTAGCTGGCTTTATCGATCGTAAGTTTCTGCCAAAAGAGGATCTGATAGCAAAGTTAGCAGAAGATGTTTCCGATACAGTACCGCCAATGGCCTGGACAACAGGAAATGGTAACGATGTTGGTAGACCCGCTGGAGCCGGAGCACCATTGCCCCAGCAGCCAGAGCTGAAGAAAGATCAGCAAGAAGATGAGAAGGTTTTGTACGATAGCGAGGAAGCAGAAGAGGAGGGGCCGGAGTATCTAGTAAAAGTGCATCCGGATGATAAAAGTGTGACTGTCAAGTTTGAAGAGAATCCAGAGGAAGAGAATCTACATAAAGCTTTAGAACAATCACCTCCTCCACCTCCGTCAACACCGCCAATGCCGATCGTTAACCAGCCTGAGACGAACAATGCAGGCGTTCCCAATTCAAACGTGGAGTTTTAAATGATTATACCACCAATTGACGGCCCAATGAAAGAACACAAACCCGACTGGTTTAATGAACAGGAAATAAGAGAAGCTGCTAAACCGATTCTAAAGGCTCAAATAAGAAAGTCAGCTTCTTCAAGGGGCAGTGAGCCTATTACTGCACAGTATTTCTGTTCAGATTGTCGGAAGGTTTATCAAGCAGACGATAAGAGACTGGTTTTTCAGAAGAACGCTTCAAAGAATGCTTCATTAACTTGTCCACGGTGTGGAAAAGAGCTACGCATTTACAGGCAGGTTCGAAAGATTGAGCATGCGCAGCCCGCCGAGAGACAGATAGTAAAGAAAGCCGCTCTAGGTGATGCTAAAGGACAAACCTATAATACATATGTCGATCAGGTGTATTACTGGAAAGCCATTGATGCTCTTCAGAGCCACGTGGCTCGTATGGGATTTCCTCAAGCGAGGGTACGCTATATCTCAAGCGAGCACACAAAACAAGCTGGTCAAGCTTATCCGACCCTTAACACGATTAAATGTGCGATTCAATGGGAATATGCTAAAAAGTCGAATGCGATATCTTTTGCAACCGCAAAAGTATATGCCTCTGTTTCTTTTGATGAGGCTGGCCATATCAATCTTCCTACCGTATTTACGAATGCACAAGGTGTACAGTTCCCGTTTGATAAGCAGAATTTAGAAGCACAGCAAGGTATGCAACGAGAACCGAATGTGGGAATGAGATTTGATCAGCGTGGTGGACAGGTTCCTGTTACTTATCGCGAAAGAGAGATATGGCAATTTAGAGCGGCTGCACAACATCGAGGAAATAAGCTTATAAAGCAAGCATCTAGTACCGCTAAAGAGGAAGTCCATGAAGTAAACGGTCAGCTGCATAATACAAAAGGACCAGCGGTTGTACATAAAGACGGCTCCAAGGAATACTGGTTTGAGGGACAGTTGCATAGAGAGGATGGCCCTGCTTTAGAAGGGAGTGACGGCTTCCAGGCTTGGTATAAACATGGATCCCTGCATAATACAAATGGTCCTGCTGTTGTATATGCAAATGGTGATAAGGAATACTGGGTTGATGGAAGGTTTGTTCGCAAGGTAAGTGCAACTCAGGAGAAGAAAGCCGATTTTGGCGATTATATTGAACACAAAGACTTAAGGCAGATGTAGAATGGGTGCTATTCAGAGACGATTCTTTAAGAAACAAGCCGATGGGAGTTGGACTCCAAATCTGACTCAACCACAGCAACCACAGACAGCTCCTACGCCGTCACAAACTGTGCAGCCTGGACAAAAGATGATGAATATGCAGACTGGAGAAACTTATAATGTCGTTCGTCAGGTTCCAGGAAAGGGAACAGTAGTCCAGAACGCGCAGACAAATCAACAAGGAATAATTCCTGAGAACCAGCCAAATCCCAATCTCGTCAATGTAGTTACAAAACAAACATTGGTGGATGCTTTAGCTAAGCAGGCTACGGACGGCACATCGAAAACTTCCGATCTTGACAAGGTACTTAAGGGAGTACTAGATGAGGTACTACCTGATTCCGAGCGCAATATTCCTGCTCAAGAGTTGCGAGAAGCGGAACAAAACTTTGATTCCAGTCTCGACGACTTAGAGGAGATTCATAGAAGTCCTGATGAGGCAACTATTGACGAAGAACAAGATGAAATAGCCGATAGATTGGATATGGCAGAAAAAGATCTTGAGGGTCCTTGGGATAGTGATCATGAAGAACAGGAAATTAACAAACTTGTTGATATGAGCAAACGTGATATTAATTATTTGAAAGATGAGTTACCTGATACAAAACCAGAACAGGTTCAAGAAGAGAGAGATGAGGTCTTGAAAAACTTATCACAAGCTAAAGAAGATGCTCAGGAAAAAGAGAAGAAAACTTCTCCCGCAGCTGCGAAAATAGTGGATGTTCTCGGAGTAAAGAGTTCTTGGGAGCAGAAAAAGAAAGAGCTTTTGGCAAAACAGGCGGCAGATCCTTATACTGTCGGTTATACAAACAAGCGCAGGGTTGATGAGAAATTGAAGAAAGAAGCCGCTTACAGTGCTCCTGACCCCAGACACATCAAGGATATTCATGGACACGATCCCGCAACAAATGCTCCAGTCCGAGAAACCCGCGACATACGAATAAGGCTCGATAATTTCCCAATTGGGGAATCAGAGGCAGATTCTAGTGGACTCCCGACTGATCCGACGAAGCAGAAGGGGTATCGAATCCCGTTTAGAGAGATGGATGAAAAGCAGGTAAGAGAAAGAGAGCATTTTCCCAATCAAGATAAATTACCGCTTTACAATATGAAGAGAGAGGAAATAAGTCAGTATTTAAAGAACTCCAATCCTGAGAGAAATTACGGTATTGCAAATTCTACGGAACCGCATGAAGAAGAAGCTATAAAACAAGAAAAGAACAAGTTCAGTACAGAAGAGCTTGAGTTGAGGGAAATAATCGGTATTTCCAAAGTGGCGGACAAGGAAGAGTCTGCAGAGGAAGAGGAAGGCGTGAAGGAGGGCCCGATTCAGTTTAAGGTTCTGCAGAAGGCTCCGCCAATAAAAGAATATGAGGAGCCTGCTCTTATAGGGCCAGCGAAAGATAAGGTAAAGGAAGCGATAACAAAGTTGCACAATGCTCAGAAGGAGCTGGCCGATATTAAAGCAGAGCTAGCAGAGAAATTAAGACCTCTGCAAGAACAGTCACTTGAAATAACGAAAGAGTATAATCCTAAAATAAAGAGTGCAGAAGACAGTGTAGCATCTTATCTGAAGATGTTGTACGAGCAGATCAGCGAAACAGAAAGTAAAGTTGTTCACTACGAAGATTTTATAATCGCTCGTGTAGAGCGTATGACCAACCCAACGAAGACTCCAACGTTAAACGAGGTGATTGAGAGAGCAGGTCAAATAAGCAAGGACCTGCAGAGTCAGATTATCGAGATCAAGAAGAAATTGCAGGAAGAGAACATGTCTTCCGTTCTTGAGCGATATCTTTACAAGTATCCAATTTCTAAATCTCATGAGAAGAAGATTACCTCCTCTTTGAGTTCTGCCGATCCTGTTTTTTCTATTATTTCCTGGCTAAGAGGGGTAATAAAGAACTTCCTGGATATAAATGAGATGTTAGATCAGGAATTGGAAGAACAAGACGCTTTTTGAGAGCTCCTCACAATAGAGCTTTACAACACAGTCGGAGTCAAATATGATAAAGTTAACAAACTTTTTTAAGGATTGTCCTAAGTGCGGGCGCCCTTTAAGACTCGATTACACGGAGCAAACAAGGATTTGCCCAAACTGTAAGACAGAAGTACGGTTGGCAGAAAATGAACGAAGATTTGTCGAGAGGAGAGCGTTGGATAATAGAAAATCTGCGCAAGCATAGTGATAGCGTGCAGATTCCTAGAAGGCGACTCTGCAAGATTTGTCAAGTCTTTAAGGATGATGAAGAGACCTTTGCAGAAATAACTCTAGATATCGTCCTGCAACGTAGGACCTGGGTGGAAATAATGCAGGTCTACAATCAAAAGCTTCCTCCTGGAGTCCCTCCCATTACAGAGATAAATATAAATTCCCATCGTCGTCATACTGATCCAGCACTCGTTGCTATGGCATTTTTACATAGCAAGGGGCAGCCAGTAAATGAGGCCGAGCTGTTGAAGGAACTTTTTCGACAGAAGCTAAAAAAGGAAATCGATCAGAGGCTTATTCATAATGAGATTTTCAGACAGAGAATAAGCAATGTTGAGGCGATACAGACACGAATAGAAGGCTTAAAAGAGAAGCTAAAATCGTCAACGATTGATGATAGAGAGTTAAGAGAGCTCGATCGTCTCATAGTAACGGCTGATGCCATTTATGGGGAAATACAAAAGATAGTATTAAGAAGCAAAGAGATAGAGAAGGGCACACCTAATACTCTTATTCAGATCAATCAAAACTTTATTAATAATGTAGAGGCCACTTTGCAAACGTACGCAAAGGAGGTCGCGGATTTCTTGCTACTTGATGTATTCAAGGACGATCCCGATAAAGGGAAACAAGTAGCTCTTACTCTTATGCAAATGTTGCAGAAGCTTGTCACTCCGTTGTTGCCGAAACCACAGGAAGTAGCACAGCCGGTCGAGTATAAGGAGGTTACACAGATTGAACAACCCTCCGAGATTAAAAACAACAATTAGCATTAGGGACATATGATAGATCTTACGTCTACCATTGAAAAGCGAGCTAATGAGCTTCAACTAATCCTTCCGAGGGAAGTTCCCGATGCGTTTCAATTTCTTGTTGCAGATAGTAATTATGTTAATATCGATGCTACTCCTTTTCAGAGACTCATAATAAAGCTTCGTTACAATCTATTTGAGCAGTATCCTCCTGATGAAGAAGAGCAGCGATTAATCAAACTTGAGAAGGATCTTTGGGGAATTACTCTCCCCCTTACACAAACCCAGCGAATAAAGTATCTAACGCTTATAGTTGGAAGACGAGGGACTAAATCGACAATCTCTGCTATGATGGCAGCTAATGATATGAAGGATTTGATTTGTCTTGGAAATCCGCAGCAGTATTACGGAATGCAAGAACGTTATCCGATCCATATTCTGCATGTTGCAGCAAAAGAGAGTCAAGCGCAGGATATGTTTGCTATTACAAAGAATATTATAAAAGGAACGAAGTTTTTTGATCGTTACATAAATTTCAAAGACGACAATACGCAGGAACTCGGTTTCTTCTCACCATATGACCTGTTAATGAATGAACGCATTAAACGGGAAAATCTCATGCTGCCGAGAGGGGTGCAGCGAAAGAATTTATTACCTGGTAGTCTCAAGATTGAATCTGTCACAACTTCTGGTGCGACCAATAGAGGAAAGGCAATAAAAACGCTGATCCTTAGTGAGCTGGCACACTTTCAATTTGCAAGAACCGACGATCTAGATTCAGTGTATTCAAGCAGCAATCAAACCGATCACGCTATTGTTACAGCTCTTGTGCCTTCTGTGAAGGACTTCGGCGAGGATGGAGTTGTTATAATTGAAACCAGCCCATCAATAAAGGCCGGTGAAGCATACAAGTATTATTGCTTATCAGGCGGTAAGGAACAGGATTTACCTGAAGGAATGCACCCAGATGATATTAAACCACTGGAAGGCTATCAATGTGTGCAATTTGCTACTTGGGAAGTGTCGCCCATTATAACATCAAAAGAACAGTTGCGTGATGAATTTATAAAAGATCCGGTATTCGCGGAGATGGAGTATGGTGCTCATTTTGGCAACCCTGCTGCTCAGTTTGTTCCCGAAGCGGTTATTAATTTAGTTCCTGTTCCAGGAAGATCAATATCTCGCTTTAACAACGGAACGATTCGTTACTGTATTACTCTCGATCCTGGTGGGAAGGCAAAAAGAAAAGCAGCGGATACCTATGCAATAGCTTGGGGACACTATGAGTATGAAGATTATGACCAGAACAAGGTGCATTATTATGTCGATGGAATGCATGGATTTGATGCGGAGTTACGTCAGCTACCAGGAGGCGCGATAGAACAAATTACAGTCGATCCCGATGTAGTAATTAACTTCGTATTAGATCTCGTAAGGGATCTCGGTGGAGCAAACTTCATTGACGAGATAGCTTTCGACCAATTTGAAAGCACTGCTCCAGTTTCAAGATTACAGTCTGTAGGCTTGCCTGCAATAGAAACAACATTTACAAATAAGTACAAAATGGCCATTTTTGGCGCGCTCCTCTCAGAAATGGAGACGGGACACTTGCATATGTACGGAGACGATGCAGGAGGCTATGTTGCTCGATGGAAATTAGAGATGAAGTATTTACAGCGTGTCATTTCTGGCAATTATATTTTTTATTCTCATCCTACAACAGGCCCAGTACAGCATGATGACTTCGCCAGTGTAGTGGCCAATCTTGTATATCGCCTCTCATTAAGAGCAAAGCCAACGAAACAGACGACGCAGGAACTTGCCCGAAAAGGCTCAAAACCTGTATACTCTCCGCAACATCTTGTGCCTATTGCTGGGCCGAGGTTATTTAGTACAGGAGGTGTAACTCCGATTGATAGATTGCGGAAAAGAGGAAGGTAATGAAAGTTAGTGTATTATAATAAATGAGAAACGCATATGGATCTAACAACAAATTTCGACGCAGTAGCAACCGCTATTAGAAATAAGTTGCAGGTATCACTTTCCTATCAAAAGAAGACCACAGGCGAGATTGTTCAACATACTGGAGGAATCTACGAGATAGGGGCTAATAAATCTGGTGAAACTGTGATTTGGCTATGGGACACTATGAGAAATGATACCATAAGACAGTTCTTAGTCAGCAATATTATCGATTTTCAAGTTCTTAATATTCCGTTTCAAACAAACGGAATGTGGCCACTAAAGATCAACGGAGAAATTGTAGGAGTGTGAATGAAAGTCATTTTATTTTTTAATGAGCAGCAAGTTACATTTGAGGCTTCCTCTCTTGAAGCCGTGTATGGTGGGATAGAGGGGGCAGATTTAGCCTTCTCTTTCTCCCTCGAAGACAAGGCGGTCGAGAAAGCGGTACAGGATGTAGCGAAAAGACTCGCTACACTAGGTTCCGCTGCCGAGCCAGAGTCGCAAGCGGAAGGCGCGGCATCCGAGGAGACAGTACAGCAACGTAATGAGAGGTTAAAAGCGAAAAATATTCCTGCTCTCGGCGTGGCGTCTCCGACCGAAGTAGATAGTCTGAGTTCACCTGTTCAGTCCTTCAGTTTTCAAAATCTTATATTCAGCCCTTTGCATCAGAGTAAATTAAAAGCCTTTCGAACAACCAAAGCAGTTGAGTTTATGTCTACTCCTGTTTCGGGCATGCGAATGGTAGGAGAGACATTTCTATCGACAAATGCTCATGCGTTTGAAGAAGAGAACTGTGTAGAGAATGCAATTTCTGAATTGGTAGATCTTGAAGCAAATTACTTAATAAAGCTAAGAGAAGCTTATCCTGAAGCCAAGTTGTGGCAGGGACACATGCCCCAGTTTACGCCAGCTCCTCCTAATGAAAAAGATCGTGAAACCTTTAAAGTAACAGAGAAGATAACAGCCTATGCGCTCACACCACGTTAAACAAGCTGATTTATACTTTAACACTGTTTTTACTGTTGTGCCAGCTGGATTCAATCCAGTAGCATTCGGTATCCTTCCACAAGACCAGCACATCAATCGCAAGTATGTGGTTGTATGGGCTGATTACGACTCTATAAAGGGTTTTGATGACAGAGAGAAGTGGAGCATTTGGGAAATACGATTGTCAGATAAGGACAAACAAGAGCTTGTGCATCTGCCAGGAAACAGTGTGTTTGGATTGCAGTATGTTTCGAATCGATGGCCAATGCGACAGATCAAATCAAGACCTGCAACTGACAAGGAAGACTGAGTGCTTGTAAGTATAATACATTGGATGAACAATCCCCCTTGGAAATGGCTGGTTGTTCTTATCATCGGGCTAACTACTTCACTCGTAATTGTTGTACGTACCATGCAAAGGCAAGCAAGAGAGCTTGCATTGATAAAACAGCAATCGCATCAAAATGAGTTAGCCTACCAGCAACAGCTGCAACAAAAGGCGGATTCAATACAAATTCTTGCTGTGCTAAGTACAAATCTTGAGCATGACAAGAAGAAGATGTTAATATACATCCAGCAGATGCAGGTTGTGTTGGATAGTTTTAAAAATAATGGCAATGCGCTTGCTAATACTCTCAAGGATAGCGCAGGAAACAAGTACGTCAGAGTCAATTTTGAGGGACAGGTAAATAAAGTTTTCTTTTACCATGGTTACACGGAGTATTATTTGCCTCCTTCGACTCTCGCTCCCTCCTATCAGTTAACGGGTGTATTTGCACCTATTCTTACTACTGACTCATTATTTTATGACTATGCAAATAAATTGCTCCTATCAAAGACCTCTTCTCTTGTTCCTGGGATCAAGATACAAAATGTACATGTTTACATCGATTCGAGCGTGTATAATGGTCTCATGACCGTGGTAGAAAACAAAACTGTGCAGACAGTACGCGCTTTTCCTCCACTTGGCGTGCTTTTGAGAGCGAATTTAGGTTTTGACAACGTAAACAGTAGCAATCATACCATCAATCTTAACCTTGATGCAAGTGCCATGTTGTATTATAAGTATATGAACATCACTTATTACCCCTTTGCTAGGTATGTATCACTTGGCGTATTTTACAATCTTGACATAGCAAAAATAGCTTCAAAGCTCTTTTGATTCTTTTCGCTATAATAGCTAATTATAAGAGAATCAAATTGTAAAACTTAGGTAGCATATGGCAGATTTTAAGCAAGCATTTAAAGACACAAGTAGCAATGAAGGAGGTTATAGTAATAATTCAAGCGATTCTGGAGGGGAAACCTACAGAGGAATAGCTAGGAAATGGCATCCGGACTGGAAAGGCTGGACTCACATTGATGCCATAAAGCAGCGTCTTTCTATAACGAATACGTTGGACTGTGACAACGATACCCGTCGAAAGCTCGAATTGGCACTTAAAGCTGATGAAGAATTGTCCACCCTTGTACAAGAGTTTTATAAACAGAATTATTGGGATGCTCTTAATCTTGACAATGAGGTTAGCCAACAAGTTGCAAATAAGCTGTTTGATGTTGCGGTAAATATGGGTTTGGCCACTGCGAGAAGTTTCTATAAAGAGGCAAAGCAGGCATGACGAGATACTTATTTATCTTTTTTGTTTTTTGTTTCTTTTCTTGCGGTTCTGATGGTAATCGCGGGGGTGTTGCAAATGAGAAACCCGCTGTGCAATATGTCAAAGATCTTCAACACGAGAATGACAGTCTACGTACACTTGTTGACAGCCTGAGCAAGTTCTGCGACAGTCTAAAAGTTCTATATAACGGACAAATTATGACATGTAAGATAACAGAACTGCAAATTAAGCGTTATGCAAAAATTGTTAAAAACAATCCAAGACAAGCGATCTTTTTAGAGGGCTGGATAGACAGAGCCTTTAGAGACGCTATAGGAAGGCCATTAAAATGAAGCTAAACGCGGTAGCTACCTTCGAGGTAGAAAATATCTCCTTCGGCGAGTTAACGGGAAAAGAAAGACGATGCGCGGAATGCCATCAGTTAATTACGGAAGGAGAGGAAGTCGTTATATTCTGCTTAACAAAGTATGAAAACGATAAAATAGAGTTGAACGATAATCTCATCTTTCTTCACTTAGCGGCTCCTTCTCAAAAAGGTTCCTGCGTTGCTGAGTATGTCGAAAAGGTTATCGCAAGCACCGAGTATGAAACTCCGACGCAAAGCAATGCCTTGCCTCCAGCAGAGAAAAGTGACTCAGCCGCCACACCAGCAACTGGTTCGTAAGACAATGCGTAGACGAGCGAATACATATCAAGATACAACACCTGATACTGGAAGACAACCAGAGGATATGGACTTTGCGCAACCTTATGACGATGAAGAGTTGCGCAGAGGCGGGCCTAACAAACAACCATATCAGTTTAATACCGACTGGTATGCTTATGCAGATGAAGATCAGCTGGAAGACAGTAGTCCTAGTAATAGATACGACAATGACATCCGACTTGTTAGTTCGCTTAAACTTGTATCTTCACAGGATCCTAGCTTTGATTATGATACTACAAGGAACAATTGGCTTTGGGAATATGAACCTACTGCGCCTGCACTAGATAACAGTACAGATAGACAAATCTATGATAGTGATAAGAATCCTGATGTCGGAGAACAAAACTGGGAGCATGATATAAGGGAAGATCTCGAACATATGGATGAGGAAGACAGGAGGAATTTACAGCTATGGACAGCAGGTCTTGATTGGTATAATGTCTTGGTTAAGAAAGGTGTTGGGTAATGTCTTATTTAATTGGTGGTAAAACAATTATACCTGGAACTGAAGCGGCTTTTAAGCAAGCAAAGCAACAGCTAGAGGCTAGTTCTTCAGTTCAGATGGGCCCAAAGATGCCTGGACCGTTGCCTGTTTATGGCAATATGACTACGCTTGGCCCAAAAGCACAAGAAAAGTTCGGAGCTCTTGACATAACAAGAAATGCTCCTACTTTTAATGACCCACGCTATACTTCCTCGACATTAGCGATACCAACTGATGAGCGCACCTTACATGGACTATATCGCTTTTTCGCAGAAACTGACCCAATAGTTGGCGCGGCACTTTCAATACACCGAGAGCTCCCACTGGCAGAGGTTAAACTCGGTCAGTGTGAGGATGCGGGAGTGCAGCAGCATTATGAGGAGATGTGGGATCGGATAGGTGGCGTAAAGCTTCTTGGAGATATAGTTGGGGAGTATTACGAGATTGGTAACGTGTTTCCCTTTGCTGCTTTTGATACAGATGCTTATATGTGGGAGCAGGTGGCCATTCTCAATCCGGATTTCGTTAAAGTTGAGAGTACGTGGGTTAACCAGACGCCTTTAATCAAACTCATTCCTGACGAGGCACTAAAAAAAGTTGTAACAACACACTCGCCAAAGTTTATTTTTGAGCAATTGCCGCCGGAGCTTGTAAAGTATGTGCTCTTTAATCAAGAAATACCTCTCGATCCGAATAACGTATTTCTTATTGCACATGCGAAGAGGCCGTACGAAACAAAAGGCAGATCGCTAATAAAGCGCATTCTGAAATGGTTGATGCTGGAAGACCGTTTTAACCAAGCCTACTACGCCCTTGCCACGCGCCACGCTGTACCGATTACCGTGATAAAAGTCGGAGATCCCTCTACTGGGTGGCTTCCACAAGCAGAGGAACTTGAAGAGGTAAGAAATCTCTTTAGTGCTTATGAGTTAGATCCAAATTTTTCCATTATATATCACTGGGGCATCGATGTGGAGTTTTACGGAGCCAATGGAAAAACATTTCCTGTAGGCCCTGAACTCGACAGGATCTGGAAATTAAAAATGATCGGGCTGAATGTACACGAAACACTACTTCAGGGAGGCGGCGGAGCTTATTCTCAAGCGTATGTCTCACTTGAGGTGCAAAGACAACGTTATCTCAATTTGCAGCTCAAGCTGGAGAACTTTGTTCACAATGGCTTATTTAAGCCTGTTGCTGATCTCTGCGGATTTTATCGATTACCAAAGGCTCTTTCTGGGCCTGCACACAGCTCTTCGAAATCGTACGGCGCTGTCGAAGAAAAGAGCTTAATACAGAGCGCATTAAGGCAATTTACGTCGCTTCGCGATTTTAAGGACAACGAGGAGTTTCAACGATTTATAGCTGTAAAGGTTGCTGAGCAGCGAAAAATTGATCAGCGAAAAGAGTACGTATTTCCCGAGCTAGACTGGGGAGCCCTTTCAATGGCTTATGATGAAGGGCTGAAAAACTACATTCTTAAATTGAGGAACATAGCTCCACACCTAGTCGATGACGGCACCCTTGCACGTCTTGCCAAGCTTGATAGGGATACACAGATAAAGGCATATAAGGCAGATTTGGTAAGGAAAAAAGAGCTTTACACTGAGATCGCTCGGGAGGGGTTACAGCCCTTTGTAGGGGCAAAAGGTGTTGCAGGAGGAGGGGACATGGGAGAGCTCGATCTCGGAGGGCTCCCAGAGGGGCCAATTGGTGTTGGTGGTGGCCCTGCACCTATTGGTGCAGGAGGCCCGCCGGAGACTGCAAGCGGCGAGGTCTCTTCAGCTCCTGCTTCAACTCCAATGATGTCTTCCGAGGAGCGCGAGTTACATAGACAAATATTTGCTGATGATAGCTTTATAAAGCATGAAAATCTTAAGATGCTAAAAGAACGGAGGAGCAAGTAAATGCTGTATAAAGTATGTAATACGGTAACTACTATAAAACCTGTAAGGTTGTACAAAACCTCATCGGAGGAACGAGTTCGGAGGGTAATTCCTGTTAATACAGACGAGTTTCGATACCTTCGCTTCAGAGCGATTGGCTGCATGGAGTGGCCGACTTCAGGACCAAATGGTAATGCTGATGGGTTTCCCTACGAAGGCTTTGAGGACGACAGGCCTGGTTACGGCTATCGCTCTTTTATAAACAAACGCGCACATGTAGAACACAATTCACACGAGGGATATGCGGGCAGTATTGGCGATTTGCCTGATGCTTATTTGGACGCGTTTATTTTTCCTCCTGAATACAAGGGGAAGAAGTGGGCAGATCTTATAGCTCCCGAATTTAACTCGGTGAGGTCCTCTATTCTTTCAATGCCCAATCAAAGGGACGGATCCATTGAAGTGCTCATGCGAATCGATACTCGGTTGGTTGAAAGTGCGCAGTCTAGCTCACAGCTAAACTCGAAGACCAAGGCAGTTCTTAGTAGACTGATAAGAATGATTGATACAGGTCAGAAACTTGCATGTTCAATGGGAGCAAACATTGATTACTCTGTTTGCAGTGTATGTGGAAATAAAGCGAGATTTGCCAATGAGTACTGTGAACACATAGCACATAAGCGTGGGACCTATGTAATGACTCCTAGCAACCAGTTGAGAGATTTACTTACCGCCGGCACACTTCGACCTGAGTGGATCCCACATCTTGTAACATCTAAGTATGATGCAGATAATCTTATAAATGGCCAGTCAAACAAGATCGTACTTACAAAAGCCGTCGAACTTAATTTTGGGCCGCAATTTTTTGAGCTCTCCGTTGTTGCTTTTCCTGCCTTCTCACGTGCTTGGCAGCTCGAGAAGTTAGCGCGGAAGCAAACGGAAGACAGAAAAGAGTACTTAAAAAGGATTGCAAGCGAACTCGGTGATGACGACCTATTAGATCTTTACTCACTGTTGCAGGAAAGAGGATTGATTTCAACCCAATGTGCAGTTAGTTAAGTGTTGTTGTATTACGCATTATAACATTCAATCTATAAGGTGAAAGATGAAGACCGTAAAAGGTATAAAAATTGTCTCTCTACGTGACACAAGTACAGGCCTACAGATCCCCGCAAGAGTACAGAAAGTTATTGAAGCATTAGAGAAGTTTCCTGCTGATGCCGTTTATAATCCATACGATACTGCTGCAAAGATTCACAAGAGTATCGATGTAGTGAACGAGGCGGGGAAACATCCGTACGTAAAGAAGTACCACAAGGTAGTTATAAATCACAAGGCGTATTTTGGTTGTCGCGCTGCAATAGAACAATTAAAGAGAAAGTAGAGTATGCCTAAAATTTCAGAAGTCCGAGAACCCAAGTCGGTTACCGCTATAAAAAGTCTCGCTTTAAAGAACACAATAATTGAATTATTGAGGCACCAAAAGATAAACTACATCTCCGAAATCGCCAAGTCACTTGATCTGAAGGTTTCCGATGTAAAGAAAATTCTTGTCGATATAAAGCGAGAAGGCTACGTAACTGAGTTTTCGAATCATGATATAGTTGAACTTAGAACAATTTTACCGAAAGCTCCTCCACAGCGTATTGATGTGGCTAAATTGACCAGTGGAGGGCACATCAAGATAGGCGTAGTATCAGACAATCATCTTGCTTCGCAGTATGAGCGCATGGACATACTCAATGCTCTATATGATATCTTTGCTCAAGAAGGCGTAACTGAGGTTTATCAAACAGGGAATATAGTTGAAGGTGAAGCCGAGTTTAACATGTACGATTTAAAGGTCACTGGATTATCGAGGCAGACTGATTACCTGATTGACAACTTTCCCGTAAGAAAAGGCATTGTTACGAAGTTTATAACAGGAGACGATCATGAGGGCTGGTGGACGCAGAGAGAGAAAATCGATGTGGGGAGATACATTGAGAATGAAGCGATGAGGCAAGGCAGGGAGGATTTAAAATATCTCGGCTACCTTGAGGCAGATGTAGAATTTAAGACCTCGCGCGGCGCTGTGATAATGAGGCTCTTTCATCCGAGTGGAGGAGTGCCATATGCTATATCTTACCCTGTGCAGAAGATTGTTGAAAGCTATACAAATGATAAACCACACATTCTTCTTTGTGGGCATTATCATCAAGCAGGGTATTTGCATATAAGAAATGTGCATACGATCTTAACCGCAACAACAAAAGATCAGGACGTGTATTTGAGAAAGAAACATCTTGCACCACAACTAGGCGGGTGGATTCTAGAGTTTCATCTTAGTCCTGATGGTACTGTTCCAAGATTTAAGCAGGAGTTTATTAGCTTTTTTGATAGTAACTATTACAAGAGTAGGGGATTTTACAGATGAGAACTTTTGTCACAAAATGGGAAGACGGTCAGTATTATATTGGGCAAAAACCTGTTACTAAAGAAATTTTGACCCACTTGCTCGATACTGTGAAGGTTGCAGAGAAAGAGCAATGGTTTGAGCGGCTTGATAAAGAAGGGCATAACATTATTCAAGATACTTCACTTGTAAAATTTGCAACAAGCGGCATAACGACAGATCCATATAGTTATACTACAGGTAGTGATATTGACGAAGATGCACAGGAGTTTAACGACAGATCGACAGTGTTTGATCAGGAAGATGCAACTTATATGGACAAAGGCCACGACTGGCTTTGGGGTGAACCGAATCCCCATGATTTTCCATCGACAATGGTTTACCAGCAGTTAGACGAAAAACAACCCGCAGCAAATACAGCTCGTGCTAGCAAAGAAGAAAGTTGGTATGAAAGTCTTACAAAGCGATGATGAAGTTAATTAAATTTCTATTGCTTTTCATTCTTCCCGTTTTCGCCCTTTTCATAATAATTCATAATTTACTAAAGATAACCCCAAACTCCTTCTTTCTCAGAGAATTCGACGAATTTGACATTTTTAAGTAGGTAAATACCTACCTCTTACCTTCTTTGTGTAATATAATATAGATGATTATAATAGGCGATCTTCATGGACATATCGATCTTTATCGAGAGATCAAACGGCAATTTCCCTTAGAAACTCTTGTAACTGTTGGGGATTATGTGGATTCACAAAAGACTACTCGAAATCAACAGTTAAGGCTTGTAAAAGAATTGTTGCAAGATGTAGAAAGTGGGAAAACTATTGCCCTTCTCGGCAACCATGAGTTGAGTTATTTATATCCTTCGAGTCTCCGAGCATCGGGCTATGAGCAGGATTTTGCAGATCAACTCAAACCTTATTTTTCGGAGATGCGGAGTAAGTTTGTTAAGTACCATATTCTCGAGCAGCACAAAATACTTATTACCCATGCTGGATTATCACTTGATCTTTTGTTCGGTGGGCTTACTGATTTAGACTTGTTGCAGCAGTTCCTCTCTGACGCAAGTACCGATCTCGATTCTTGCCTTTACTGGATCGGTCGAGCAAGAGGCGGAGAGCACGAAGTGGGCGGAATTTTCTGGTGTGACTATAATTATGAATTCAGTGCGATACCTGGAATAAAACAAGTATTTGGGCACACTCCGTCGAAGCGAGGTATTCTCAAGCTCGATGAAGAGAATTATTGCATCGACTGCTTGGAGTACTCGAAGAAAAAGCAAGTATTGGAAATTGATTCAGAAGGCATCATGAGTATACGTTCGCTGCAAAAGAATTTTAATAAAAGGAGCCGCTAAGATGAGTGCACCTGTTTTTGACGACATAATGATCGATGCTAATGGAACTATCACATATCGTAACGAAAATGGCTTGTTACACCGGCTCGATGGCCCAGCAGTTGGACGTGCCAACGGAGACAAGGAGTGGTGGGTAAATGGCAAAAGGCATCGTCTCGATGGACCTGCAATAGAAAGAGGAGATGGTAGCAGGGCCTGGTATAAAGATGGTGTTTTGCATCGAGAAGATGGTCCCGCAATCGAGGATTCCAAAGGAGACAAGCGTTGGTATATTAATGGGCAGCTGCACAGAGATAACGGGCCCGCGCTTGAGTATAAAGATGGAACAAAAGCTTGGTGTAAACATGGCCTTTTCCATCGTTTGGATGGACCTGCTATTGAATTTTCCGACGGCAGCAAAGAGTGGTTTGTGGAGGGTAAACATCATCGCTTGGATGGACCTGCTATTGAGAATAGAGATGGATATAAAGCATGGTGGGTGAATGGTAAGTTTGTTGGAAGTACCGGCGGAATTGGCGGATTTACAGATGAGGAGTTTGAGAAATGGAAGAAAGAAAACCTATAAAAGCTCCGCCTGGTCAGGTGCTATTTCCCTACATGGAAATCGACGACGAGGGAACAATTAAATTCTATGACGAAGAGAGGAGATTACATCGCCTGGATGGGCCTGCTATTGAATGGTTAGATGGCACCAGGATGTGGTGTGAGCATGGCCTTTTCCATCGCTTGGATGGACCGGCCATTGAATTTTCCGATGGTAGTAAAGAGTGGTTTGTAAAGGGTAATCTTATAGGTAGCTCTATGAGTGGCTTTACAGATGAAGATTTTACAAAGTGGAGGGAGAAATATGATAAGCGTGGTGACGAGATATTTCACGTATCAGATTAGTTGGTCGAAGGCAAAGGTGCGAAAGGATTTCTGGTGGAAACGCCATATAGTAAGACAGGGATCTTTTCGAGTTACTTGCAAGGTGTTCAGGCTCAGTGAACGTGATTCTAATGTATATCTTGTAACCGGATCCGCTTTTTGTGCTCCGGAAGATGATTATAGTCATTTTATAGGAGAAAGACTTTCTCTTAAGCGAGCTCTTGAGGGGCGTGTAGTATTAGGTCGTCCGTTTGCATCGAAAGAAGCTCGAACAAAGATCTGGAAAACTTTTCTTGCACACTATGGTTATTCTAATAACAAAAAACGAAAAGGAGGTTAAGAAAATGTCTTTTATTTGGAAAGCGGTTATTGCAGCTGCAATTATTTGGGTTATAGGAATGGTCTGGCTAATTTATGAAATTATACATGCGCCAGAAGGATACGAAGATGAAACTGGATTCCATGAAGGAAAGAGACCAAAGTGACAGAAGTCTCTCTTGAAGATGCGTTACGAACTGCAATCGCGACAGTTTTTTACAGCTGGGTTGTTTTGCAAGTTCTTGTAATTTTGTATGCAGTCTGGGCCACGTTGAAAGACAAAAGTAATTTACACGAAAGGGAAAGAAAATGAAAGAAAGTCAGGCAAAGGAAATAAGGATCGCCGAAATTAAGATAATAATCGGCTCTCAGGAAGTTCATTTGACCGTCGAAGAAGCAAAACGTTTACTGCAGGCTTTACAGGAGCTACTTAGTGAAAATGATGCAAAGGAAGAGCATCATTACCATTGGCATACTTCTCCTCTTCCCACATCACCGCTTTACCCCATCACTTCTCCGTGGACGCTCACGATTTAGCAGGTAATATTTGTGCTGATATTGTAGAAAAAAGTTGAATTTTTGATACCAGGTGCCTACTTATACTATGAGTATGGTAAACTGGTATACTTTATTAACTTCCAAAAAAGACACGCCGCAGAAAACTGCTTCCGCTGCACAAGATGATACAAAGCAGTGGGAAATTGACAAAAGGGGGAATTTTTCACTTATCGGATTTGAATGCACCAAGTATGCCGGTGTAAAGATAAAGGATGGGGAGGACCAAGATCTCGAGACTTACACTGTTTTGAAACAGGGGAGAGATTGGCGGTCACTCATTAGTCAGAGTGTTTGGCAATCAAAATTAGAAGAATTTAACAAAACATTAGGAAAGGCCTAAAATGCAGAATACGAAAGAAGCTTTGGCTGCAATGATAGCCGACTTAAAAATCGCGAAAGCAAAAGTACAAGACCTTAAGCAAGGCTTGAAAGATTACGAGCCAGAAAATTATGATTTTGAAGCAGAAGCCGAAGAGCCTGCTGAAGGTGAGGAAGTAGAAGAGAGTGAAGAAGTAGAGGAGAAGCCGGAAAAGCCGAAAATTGAGACAAAAGAAGATGCAAAGAAAGTACTCGAAGAGGCAAAGAAGGACGTCGAAGATGTAGAGGAAGCGCTTGATGGCATTCTCGGAGAAGCAGAAGAGGAAGAGAAAGTTGCCTCTTTTAAGCGCGCGTCCTCACAAAGCAATCAGGACAGACTTGCAACTTTAGCAAATCAAGCAAAGAATGCCATTGCAGATGCAAAGGATTGTGTATCGCATTGGTCGTTCCTTATGAAGCATAAGATTGGAAAATCAGCTGCGTCGTCAATTGCCTCTGGATCTGATATCAGGAAAGCAGAAGAGACATTGAAAGAAGCGGTTGGATTTGTCCAACGTGCGAAGAATTTCCTTGGGTTGGGAAAACAGTCGACAGCAGTTCCACCAGACCGCTCCGAATTTACAGGAGACAAATGGCCAGGTGGAAAGAATCCTGCAGAAGTAGAACTTCGGCATTGGCAAGCAGGTGCATCTGAATTCAAGCGTGTTAACAAGAAGTATAACGAGATGCCAAATCCTGCGACAGATGAGCGCTATACAGATGAAGGCAATCCTGACAATCCGAAGCCGTATGTTAATGCAACTTTGTATGTCGATCAGGCAAACAAATTCGCTTCTTATTGGGACGTAGTTGATACAAAGAGTGGCAAAGGTATGCGTGTTAGTTACGCTGACCTCCCAGATGAAATTGGACCAAAGAATGCGAGTACTTTTGGGCAGTTCACTTCCAAGACATATGGTGCGGCTATCATAGATAACGTGATGGCACGCGGAATAGAAGATACTGCCTCTGAGCTCAATGCTCGTCCACTGACTGGTCGCATGGTAACAGCAGCAAAGAAAGAGCATGTTACTGATTATGGAAACATTACATCTTATTATGCTGATGCGTATGGTGATCGTGCTTACGCTCGTAAGCTCACCGCTACAAAGGGCGGAGCTTATGAAGGAATGGAAGTAAATTACAAGCCCGAACACGATGACGTCTCCTCAACAAACAAGAGCGAGGAATTCGGCAAAGCAAAAGATGGACCAGGAAAGTTAGGCTCGAAGGAGGAAGAGGGAGTAGATGAAAGAGGCCCCTATAAACTTGATCCCGAAGGAAGGAAGTGGCGCGGTGGTCTCTGGACTGTCTATCCCGATAGGGGAGACGGAGTAGATGAAAAAGGCCCCTATAAACTTGATCCCGAAGGAAAGAAATGGCGAGGTGGTCTCTGGACTGTCTATCCTGACCGAGAAGAGGAGGAATCAGGAAAGTTAAGCTCGTATAAATTAGATGACGATGATGATGCTGAAGATGGCTTCGAAGAAGAGATTGATGAAAAGGAGCCGACTGGTGAAACAAAGAAAGAAATTATCCGAGCAAAGGCTCGTCGAGCAGTAGACCTTGCTCTTAAATTCGCTGCTGTCGGTCAGATAGAGTTTAACAAGCAAGCCGTTTATAATAAGGCAAAAGAACTTCTGAAATTGACAAGTGCAGACTTCTTAGCAACGGAGAGAGTGCTCGATGGCTTCCCCATTGTAAATGAGGCTGCTCTTAAGACCTCTCACATACCTGATGTAGAAAGCGGTATTGTTGGAAATAGGAAAGAGGGAGTTTCTGAACCTAAAGCAACCGTAAAGACAGAAGATGTTAATTCCGGAGTCGAAAGGGATGCAAAGATTAGCTCTCAGAAAGTAGCTTCCGTTGTTCCTCAATTGACCACATCCGGCAGTGAGGGGATGCGTCCAGCGTTACAAATAACAACGTTACAAGAAAAGCTACAGAGAGCTGGTATAAGCGGTGCAAAACTCCGATTACCAGTTTACAAGCAGCGCTGAGGTTCAGAAGTGAATAAATGTATTAATAACAAGTTTAGTTTAATTCAAAGGAGAAAGAACAAATGAGTCACGTCAACCTTATCAGGGTCAATGTTACTGATTCCGGAACGCCGTCTCCAGCACAGAGCGCTTCTGGTTGGAAAGGTGGAGCTCCTATGTGTTTTGACTCGACAGGCAACTACATTCAGTTAGCCACTGGTCAGAATACAATGTTTGTCGTTGTAGAAGATTCCACTTATACAACTTCGGCTCTTTTCAATAATCCGCCTTCTGGCAAGCTGGTAACAACCGTTTACGGTGGTGGAACAGTAATTGAAATTGATCATGCCGCTGAAGTTGCAGCCGGCGACGCTTCGCGTGTGTATGATGCTTCAGTTGCCTCTGCCTCGCCCAATGCTGACATTTATGTTAGTGCGAGCGGGCTTTACACTACGGCTTCTGGATCAAGTACTATGCCGCTGTTCAAGCTTACGAAGGTTCCGTCTGCAAGCAACAATTACACAATCGGTTTGAAGTTCATTAATGTCTAACCGAATTAAAGTTTAACTAAAGGAGAAAGAAGAAATGAGTAAACCTGGAAATGGTTTCGCAATAAGCAAGGAAGCCGATTCGGTCCCCGTTAACGATGCTTACCAGATGTATGGCAATGCTTTCGGTAACGATGAAACTTTCCGGGCGTTGACAACAGAAGCCGGTCGTCAAGCACTTGGTGCACAGATGGCGGTACCTATTCGTCAAATGCTCGATTATGTCGGCACAAGTCGAAAATTCTTTGAGATTGATGTCCTTGCTCAAGGTCAAATTGCACGCTACGATAAGGATATTAATGTCAATGCCTACGTTGTAGCTGAATTAGGAACTGCACAGAGCTGGTTTATCCATGCTGATTATGTTGAGCCTCCTACTTGGGAAGTTTTTGCACCAGCAGAAATCCGCTTGAAAGAGATTCAAGAGCGTAGGTTCAATATTCTTGATCGTACTCAGGAATGGATCAGAATTGCAACTCAGATTCAAGAGGATACGCAATTCTTAACTCTTCTGAATACGACAGCTTCTGGCAACGTGTCAGTGAATCCTGCGCAGACTAGCACTGGCGGTGTTAGTAAGAGCTTCTTGAACTATCTCACAGCAACCGTGATGAACCACGATCTTCCGTGCTACGGTATTCTTATGCACTTCAACGGATTTAAAGATCTGCGTGGCTGGGGAACTTCAGAAGTCGATCCCGTCACAATGCGTGAGATCATGGAAACTGGTTTATACGGGCAGATCTGGGGCATAGACATAATTGTTTCTCGTCTGGTAGGAACAGGAACTGCTTATGCAATGTCAGAGCCAAGGTTCTTTGGTGTTCTGCCTATCAGAACAGAGTTCATGGTTATGCCTGATGATAACCCAAGAAGGGCTACCATCGGGTATGTCGGGTATGAGCAGATCGGGCAGGCCATTGTTAATGCAAACGGCCTTGCATCCGGATCGTTCTCCGGCGTCGTGTCCTAATTAGTTAGCGACCCCACTTTGCGGTAGTAATGGCAGGTCCAGGCAACGGATAGAACTGGGCCTGCCTTTTGTTTTAAAGCAGCTTCATTAGTATTACAGCCACAGTAAATGCTGGTAGGCGACTTAGCACGTCCTCAATACTCCATCCGTTAGGATCAACAAACCTTTCGTATAATATGCTTATGAGGTTAAATATTATGAATGTGAGAAGCACTGAGTTGTGTAAAAGGAGCATGAATACGATTCCTCCTACAAATCCTGCCAGCGACTCGTTAGCCCAACTATTTTCAACGAGAAACTTCGGTTCTATTGAATAGACCCACAACATGAATTTCCTCAACAATTTCATTGCACAACCTCCTCCCTTTTTGTTAAATTTGCTGCTCGCGTAAAGAACTCTTTGATCGTTTTGAAATTCAGTTCGTACTCATCCTGCCAAGGGGTTGTGAAGTCCTTACCGAGCAGTGAGACTTGCCCTTCATAGTCAATAGTAATTGACCCGATAAAGCTTGAAAATTTGTCGAAGAATATCAGGTCTATGCTATTGTCTTTCAACTCGAGCTCTACGCGCCCCCGTTTATGATTGAAGTCTTGATATGAATTGTGATGCATTTCTACCTCCTTATTGATTTGTTAAATTTTCTCTCTTCCACTGCTCGAAATCTTTGTCAGTGAATCCTTCTAAGGACCTGCCTACAAGTTCACCATTCACCCACCATTCTTTAGCACCGTTACGCCGTATAACGGCAGGCCCATCTAAGCGATGCCGCTTACCATTTACATACCACCATTTATTACCATTCCAACTCTCAATAGCGGGGCCGTCCAATCTATGCAATTTACCTTCTACCCACCATTCTTTAGAGCCGCTCGCATATTCAGCGGCTGGACCATCTAATCTGTGTAACTTACCTTTTTGATACCACTCCTTAGTGCCGCTTGCATATTCAATGGCTGGTCCATCGAGACGGTGGAGTTTGCCTTTTTGATACCATTCTTTAGTGCCAGTTGCATACTCGACGGCTGGTCCGTCAAGTCGATGCCTTTTACCGTTTACCCACCATTCCTTATCGCCGTTCCACCATTCAATGGCGGGGCCGTCTAAACGGTGACGGTTGCCTTCTACAAACCACTCCTTAGTACCGGCAGCCTGTATGAGCGCAGGACCATCCAACCTGTGTAGGTTGCCTTTCTTATTGAAATATCTTACGTTACCCCAGCTATCCTTCCGCGCTTCCAAAGTCTCATTTGATTCCATTTTTACCTCCTTTATTTTATCTTATTTACATATATAATATAATATATTTATCTTCAAAAAGCAACCCCACATAATTTCGGATGTTTTTGCTTCCACTGCTCGAAATCTTTGTCTGTGAATCCATCAAATGTGCAGCCTATAAACTCATTGTTTACCCACCATTCTTTATCGCCATTAATCCACTCTCTTGCAGGGCCATCAAGACGATGGAGTTTGCCATGCGCATACCAAGCCCTATCACCGTTTATCCGCTCAACAGCGGGTTCGTTAAGTCTGTGGCGTCTTTCTTGTTCATCGTAATAAAATATATCTCCCTTAACACTCATTTCTACATCATAAAAAGCTGGTTTTTCTGTACGGAATTTTAAATTAAAAATTTTCATAGTCTGTATTTCTTTTTCCATCGTTCGAAGTCTTTAGCCGTAAAGCCTTCTAAGGACTTGCCTACAAGTTCACCATTCACCCACCATTCTTTCCTCCCGTCAGTCCTCTCAATTGCAGGTCCGTCTAATCTGTGCAAAAAGCCATTCAGGTGCCACTCTTTTGTACCATCAATGTAGGTTAGAGCAGGGCCGTCAAGACGATGTAACTTATTATTTTGATACCACTCCTCGTAGCCGTTAGTATGTATAACAGCAGGTCCATCTTCTCGGTGGAGCTGACCTTTCTCGTTGTAGTATTTTACAGTTCCATATTCATCAACTTTTATACTAGGTGAAGCAGGCCTAAATTTTAATCTAGCCATTTCATTTTTCTGACTGGTGTTCTTTCTTCCACTGCTCGAACTTCTCGTTTGAGAATCCTGATTGTGTATCATCAATAAATACGCCGTTTACATACCAAGCCTTAAAACCATTGGCATACACGACGGCAGGCCCGTCAAGACGATGTCTTTTACCGTTTACCCACCATTCTTTGTAGCCGCAAGCTCCTTCGTATGCAGGCCCGTCAAGACGGTGCAGGTGGTTGTTTACATACCATTCTTTAGCTCCGTTGGCCCACTCAACGGCAGGACCGTCCTCTCTGTGCAGCATACCATTTACATACCAGGCCTTTACTCCGCCAATGCTTTCATAAGCGGGGCCGTCCTCTCTGTGTAACTTATCATCTCGATACCACGCTTTAGTTCCATCAGCCCACTCTTCTGCAGG